TTTCCATGTCTGCCAGCTCGCAGCCAGTATTCCGGTGATTCCGCCTCCGTGCTTTTCGTAGGCATCCTGGATCCGGCCGAGCTTTTCTTCGCCCAGCTCCACGCAGAAATCATAACCGGCGGTCAGTACCGTTTTTAAAATATCAATTCCTTCGAGTACCCCTTCCCGGAATTCATCGCATGTGGTCCAGAGTGTAAAAACTGCAATCACAATTGCTGTTATAATTGCAAGGACTGGATTCGCCGCGATGATGCCAAACAGTCCCGACAGTCCTTTCGCTATAACCGGAATTCCTCCGATTATTTTTGACCCGCTGCCTATGACGCTTCCCAATATCATGATTATCGGGCCAATCGCTGCCACTATCAGGCCTATTTTGATAATTAACTGTTTCGTATCTTCATCAAGCCCCGAAAACCATTCCGTAAAATTCTGTAGATGCTCCGTCAGACTGTCGATCAGCGGCATCAAATCATCCAGAAGCTCCCCGGCCAAATCACTTCCCGCCAGTTTCAGATTATTCATGGCGATCGTTCCCTTGTCCCATGGATCCTGCATCTGTTCGAAGGTATCTTCAACGATCGTTCCGCAGTCTTTCATCGATCCGGAAAGATCTTCGATGTTGATTCGTCCTTCTCTGATCGCCGTTGCCATCTCTGCCGCTCCCTTTTTGCCGAATAATTCTGTAGCAATCGAGAGTGCTTCCGTGTCTGTTTTAGCATCTTTGATTTTTCCAATTGTTTCTGCAAGTGCCTGATTCATCGGCACGCCAGAGCTTACAGCGTTCTGCAGACCTTTTTTCAGTCCTGCGAGCGCTGTGGTGCTGTCAACACCGTTCATCTCAAAATCAGCCATAAGCTGGATCGCCTGCTCCAACGTCAAATCCATTTCTTTGAAAACGGAATTGTTGCTCAACACGTTCTGCATCAGCGAATCAACAGACACTCCCGTTTCCTGTCCTTTTTTGGTAATCAGTCCGAGCAGCTTTCCAGTGTCCGAAATATCAACATTCCATACTCTCATGATTTTGTTGACGTTATCAATCGAGCTGTTCAGATCAGTTTCATTGGTCTCTGCAAATTTTATAAAAAGTTCTGTGAGGTTTTCCAGCTCATCTCCTGTACTTGCAAACTTTGTATTGATTTCTCCGACCGCTGTACCTGCATCCGTCATCGTGGTAGGCAGTTTCCCGTAGACTCTGTTTGCAACATCGTTCAGCCCTTCCAGTGCCTCGCCGGATGCGCCCGTTTTCGAGATGATAATATCGTAGCCTTCGTCAAGTTCCATTGCGGCCTTGACCCCCGCTGTGGCCACTCCGGCTACCGCCGTAGTTCCAACTTTGGTGATTTTTGATCCTGCACTCTTTACTTCTTCTCCGACCTTTTCAACTTTTCCCGCAAATTCATCAATCGACGCTTTTCCGAACTGGAGCTGCTCATTTACCTCTTTCAGTCGGCTCTTGTATTCATTCAGCGACGCCTCCGCCTCATTGAGTGCGGCTTTCTTTTCCTCGATCGCCTTTTTGTTGTCGCCCTCGGCATTTTCCAACAGTTTCAGTTCTTCTTTTACGAGACCGACTTTTTTCTGGTACGTCTCGCCCTGCTCCGTCAGATACTTCTGCTCATCTTTTAATTTTTTTGCAGATGAGGTGTTCTTGTCCCACTGGCTCCTCATCAATTTGAATGAGGATTCATTCTTTTTCGCGGACGCGTCCAGCGTGCTGATGGAGTCATCCAGCTTTTTCATGTTCTCTTCCAGGACCGCGGAGCCGCTCTTGATTTCCTGATTTACTTCTTTCAGGCCTTTCTGGTACTGGGCGAGTGTTGTCTCTGCCTGGGAAACCTGTTTTTTCTTCTGGGAGATCGCTTTCTCATTTTTGTTCTCTGCTCCCTCCAGCTCAGAAAGCTCTCTTCTCAGGACCTCCACTTTTTCGTTGTATGTTTCGGTCTGTTTCTGCAGATATTTCTGTCTGTCGGTCAGCTTCTCCATGGCCGTTGTACTGTCGTCCCAGGCGATTTTCGCACGTTTGAACTCTTCCCGGTTACCCTGTACGGCTTCCGAAATCTGTTTCAGGCTCTTCTGGAAATCTACTGTACCATCCGTTTTGAACGATAATCCAACCCGCTTCATCTCATCCGCCATACAGCTCACCTACTTTCTTTCTCTCCCAGAATTTTTCATACATTTCGTTAAAAAAGATGGGGTCGCAATTAAAAAATTCTTCCTCGCTCATCCCCATCTCCGCGGCGCAGATCCGGTATTCCGCCCAGTCTACGTCAAGCCCTTCGTCATCTGCTGGCGTGCCCGTTTTTTTTTAGCGTATTCGTCGCATCTGGCCGAAAAGCCCTCCAGCAGCACGCGGATCTGCTCATCGTCCATCGGCACCAGCTGCAGTGCTTCGTCAAACGTCACCGTTTTTCCGTTGCTCCGCAGGATCGCGTACACGGATGCGGCCGCAAGATCCATTTTTTCCGGATCGGTCAGCTTTTCCTGTTTCTTTTTGGCCAGCTTGTAAAATTTCGGCATCTTCTGCAGATAGTAAAGTGTGCCAAAATTAACATTGACGGGCAGCCGGGTGCCGTCCGTCAAATCCACAATATAATCTTTCATGTTTCTCCTTATCCGGCTACTGCCGTTGTCAGATCATCATCTGTGAGAATTGGCTTTGAAAAGAATTTTTCTTCTGTCAGCCCCTCCGGGAACGCTTTTGTACTTGAATCTACCGATACTTTGATTTGTTCTTTTCGATTAAACGGGTACGCAACGATTGTTACTGTATCCGTCTGCGCAGAAAATGTCTCTTCGCTTGTTGCTACATCATCTGTATTGGCAGTGAGCTTACATTTTGGATACCAATCATACCGCTCAGAACCGTCTTTATTTTTTACTACTTTTCCATATGCAAAAAACGGTCTTACACCACTTCCTCCAGATAAAATGAGACCACTTTTGGTCACTTCATCTCCACGCGCTTTTGCTAATGTATCCGCCGGGAATGCCACCACCTCCACGTCTATATTTGTTGATGTCTGACGAATATCTGTATCATAAATTTTTCCAGAAGAACGTGTATCTACTGACCCGGTGTTTTCCGTTACTTTTACATTTTTAACAACTTCTGTTTTTTCAACGTTTTCCTCAAATGTTTCTGACCACTGTCCATCTTCTGATGGTGTGTTAAAGCACCAATACTGTGCTCCTACGGTTTCTTTCAGCGGTGGTTTTCTCGTTTTGATTGACATATTTTTTCCTTTCTACCTGAATAACCTCTGCAGTATCAGGTTATAATATTTGTTTGGATCTTTTTTGAACAGTCCGCGCAGGTGCGGCTGCGCATTCATTTTCCGCGTTCCAGCCTCTACCATTGGACCGTAATATTTTCCCCATCCCACTTCGATTTCTCCGTTTTTCCCTTTTCTGACCGAAACGGTGTCCAGCAGATGGGTGTATCCAGATTTTCGAATTTGTGATCTCGGTTTCGGCAGCACCCGCACATCTCTGGCCAGCTGCTCCGCGCCCTCCATCAACGCCGCTTCAATTCTGCTCTGCTCGAATTTTTCTTGATATTCTTGAATAATCTTCTGAAATTCGTTTATGCCGGCAGAATAGAAATCATCTTCATTCATACCATTACCTCAACGGAAAAATAAGAATGAAAGATCTTATCTTCCTGCACGTACTCGTGATAGATGGTCGGATGGAGCCCGACTTCTCTGAGTTTTTCTCTCAGTTCTATCAATTTTTCGTTCCGCGGCGTTCTGGAATAGAAGCTGATCTGGTATGTCTCCACATTTTCATATTGTTCTCCAGATGCCAGCACATCCTCCCAAATGTAGTCCCAATAGACCACTCGCGGGTATTTGTTCGTGTTTTCCTGGCTTGCAATTCCCTCATTGATCGGGATCCGGAGTGAGTGGAGCAAATCGCTTAATTCCTGTTTTGTCATGTGATCACCTCAATCGTTCGATCTGGCCGCACCAGTGTGAGCTCTGTCTCCGGGAATCCGTCTTTGTTGATGATGTGCGCAGCGTTATAGACTCTGTGCTGTGTTCCCTCGATGACGCACACACAGTCACTGTCAATTTTCTTGTACTGCGGGATCCGAATTTTCATCGTGATTTCCCGGCCGCTCTGGCTCAGTGCGTATCGGGTATGGTCATACACAGAAATTTCGTTGTACCAGATCGTCATGTGCTGATTTTCCAGAATATCCTCCGGAAAGTCTTTGGTTTCGTCTGTTTTGATTCTATAGAGTTCAAAACAACCGCTTGTGTACACCGGCAGGCTCATGTCGGCACCTCGCTTTCCAGCTGCCAGGATAAGATAATCGCAGCGTAATTCTGCTCCCATTCGTATGTTTTGTGGTTGTACGCGTAGTACACGTAATTTTTCAGCAGACTTCGAAACGTATCATCTGTTTCCAGGCTTCTTCCCGGATTGAGTGTATCAAGACGGTGTTTTCCTTCTTTCAGGTACCGCAGCAGCGACTCATCCGGGAAATACGGCGGAATCTGAAATTCCTGCCGCACTTCCTCAATCATTTCTTCCAGCATTCCGCCTTACCTCCTTATTCTCCTGTTGGCTCTGCTGCCTGCGCGATTGTCTGTGGAACCGTTACCTGCTGAACCGGCAGCACGTACTCTTCCAGTTTCGTCACGTCAAATACTACGGCGCAGTCATCATCCACCGCGCGGCCGTTCGCATAGCATTTTCCGATGATAACGTCTGCATCATCCATTGCTTTTGTCTGATCATAAGTGTTCAGCTCCACGCCAGATGCTCCCATCGTGTAGACACCTGCCATGGTAAAAATGCCTTTTCCTTTCGGTACGTTCGCATCCGGAATCTTTTCAAGGCTCATAAATGAGGTGTTTCTATATCCTCCTGTGAGACTTTCTCCATACAGCGCCGGGTCCACATATTCCGCCTCATCGCTCGGATTACACAGTAAATACAGCGTTCCGATTTCTCTCTTTCCGTCTTTGCTCAGTGTCTTTCTTACTGGAGCAAGTCCTTTCGGGCTGAATTTGGTTACCGTGTTCATTACCGTTTTCGCCTGCGCGGTTCCGTCCGCTTTGAAGCTCGCGATCTTATTCATGATTCCTACAGGACCCGTTTTTCCGTTTCCATCCAGATATCCTTTTACCAGACCGTCCTGCATTGCCTCCGCAAGAATTGCCGTAAAATATTTGTCCACAAATGGCAGCGCAAGATCCCGAATTGCTTTCGGAATCACAAGATATACTGTCAGTTTTTTCACTTCCAGGTCAAGAGTTTCAAAACTTGCGTTCAGCTCTCCTTTGATGGCATCTGTTAAGTCCCCCCATACTGCAGTCCCGGAATGTTCACCAACCAGCCATTTTTTCACATTTGCCGGGGCAAATTTTACCAGGCTCAGAATTTTACTTGCCTTTTTCACATCATCCAGCGTTCTGTCGATGATTTCATCCGGAATAATGTCGATCTGCTTTGCAGTGATTGCCTGTTTCACATCTTTCAGCCCCTCGTAGAACTGTTTTTCCTTGTCTGACAGATTGTGAAGATTCAGGCGTTTTCTGTATTCCTCATCGTGAGCCGCGCGGGCGTTCTGCTCCACCAGCTGATTGATGAGTTCTTTGTTTTTCTCCTCCACGATCATAGCTGCAGCCTGATAGATCGCCTCTACCTTATCGTCTGCATCTTCCATCATCTTCATTACTTTCTGTTTCAGCTCTGCCTCTGTGATTTTATCGATGTTCATTTTTTTCTCCTTTCTGAAAGAAAGCGTCAAATCCACTTTTCTGTTTTTGCGCCGGCGCAACGGCCCGCATGAACTTTTTAACCTCCGCATCCAGGAATGTGCGATTGTTCAGCTGTTTGATCAGCTGTTCATTTTCTGCGAGAAGCTGTTCTGTCCGCGGCTCCTCCTTCTGCTCCACGCCGATTTTATCAATCAGTCCGCATTCCAGGGCTTTCTGCGGCGTGAGCACGGTCTCTGCATCCATCATGGCTCTCAGTTCTGCCTCATCGATGGTCGCACGGCGCATCATCAGCTGCACACAGGATTCCATACACACGTCCAGCTTGTCCGCCTCTTCCCGGAGCTGTTTTGCATTTCCTGTGACGCTGGCCCACATGTTGTGGATAATCGCGCTTGTGCCGTACCCCATGATTCGCTCATCGCACCCCTGCAGAATTGTAAACGCGATTGAATGGCATACGCCGTCCACGATTCCCACTTTGTGTGCCTTGCTCTCCTGCAGCAGGTTGTAGATGGCCGTTCCTTCCGAAACCGATCCGCCGTAGGAATTAATATGCAGTTCAATTTCTTCCCCATCCGGCACCGCTTCCAGGAGCTTCTGGAAATGTGCCGCGGATGTCTCCGACTCGTCATAGTCCCAGGTTTCCCAGTTCCACTCTCCATATTTCGAAATATCGTCATACAGAAAGATCTTGTGCACGTTGCCATCCACCTGCTGGCAGTAATGCATCTCTTTTCTTTTCATGGCTTTCTCCTTCCCTTGTTATTTGCTGTTTCACCCATCAGCTGGGAGATTTACTCTGTGTTTCCCGTGACCGCGCTTTCGTCCGCGGTATAGTTCTTTGTCACCATGCGGCTTCGGCTGAATTCTGTATTCAGTGCTTCCCAGCCGATGGATTCCCGCAGCTCATCCAGGTTGAAGCCGATGCTCCGCAGGGTACTCATGCCGGTTGCGCACTCGATCAGGTCGCGGTGCTTGAATCTTGACAGATCCACCCAAATTTTCTCGTCTTTTTCATAACTTTCTTTTCCGACAAGTTTTGCGTTGAATGAATCGTTCAGAATTTCGGCAATCGGTGAAACTGCGTAGGTGATGAACTCGTTTGTGCTGTCCGCTTTTTCTGTGATTTCTCCCAGGAATACCGCCATTGGGATGTTAAATGCCATTGCGGTGTCCTTAAAAATTTCTTTCGCAAACTTTACAACGTCCTCACTTGCCCCTCCGGCCTTAATTTCAATCTGGTTGATATCAATTCCGGCGCTCGTGATGATAGTTGACGGTTCATCACTCAGCAACGTCTCCTGCAGCTTCTCTTTGTATTGATCTTTTGTCAGCGTTTTCACGTTTCCATTCTCATCTTTTGTCGCAATGATGGAATTTGTCGCGTCAAAATGGAGCTTGAATTTCGGCGTATTAACATACGTCTGCATCGTGCAGACCGCGTTCGCCAGCTTATTGTACTTTTTCGCAATATTCCCAAGGTGTGCACTGAGCCGGTCATTTCGTAGCCGCAAGTGCAGCACCTGATCCGCCGTCAGGTACATGTCCAGCGTCATCGTTCTTCCGTTGCAGCTGATCGTGATATCGCTGTAGATCTGCGGTAAGATTACACTGTCATTCAGTGTCCAGGAATCCGCAAGAAAGTATTGCTCACCCACTCTGCAGATTAACGCTTCTTTTTTCGTCAGCAGTTTGTGGATCGCCGCACGCCAGAAATCCGTTCCGGTTTCATTGGCATTCGGTCGCACATTCAGCCGCCAATAGACGTCATCTTTTGCCCGTCTTGTTCCTTTTTTGTCTTTCCTCTGGACTACAATTTCCGATTTTGCAATCGCATCCGCAATCATGCCAATTGCTTTCTCTTTTGCGAACTCATACAACTGCAGCTGCTGTGTGGTCGATGTTATGATTTCGAGCAGAGACTCTTCTTTTTCTGCTCTTTTGAAAAACCAATCAAACATAGATAACCGTCTCCTTTATCTCATCCTTCGAAAACATCGCCGCCACGAAAGCCATAAATCCATCGTTTTTTCTTAACTTCGGTTCTATTTTTCCGTACATCTTGTTTCCGTATTTGTCCGTGCTCACTTTCGTATTGTTTGTGTACCATCGCATGATGGATGATGGACCATAATTTATTTTTCCTTCCGCAAACAGTCTTTCAATTTCCGGAGCAATGATGGCACACGCCGATCCAATTCTTCGTACCAGCCTTACCAGCCCCGCCGGATTCTGTTTGCTTTCGATTGATATTCCCGCCTCCTCGAATTTTGTTTTGAACATCTGGTAGCGGTAAGTATCCATCGTGATTTTCTGCACGACATATTCGTTCATCCTCTCAACGCACCACCGAATGATGGCATCAATTGGAATTGTCGGGCCATCCACCACCTCGAAGTCCTCAAATTCCGGCTGTCCAAAATTGTTCAGCGGAAATTTGATTTTTTCCAAAAACGGTGAATCTTTGCAGATCCATGTGTGCTGCCGCCAGATGAACTCCTCTCCGTCCTGCGTCAGCACTCCGGCCGATGCAAAATCTCGAATGTCGGCATAGTCCAACGCCAGAATCGCAAGTTTGCCTTTCGTGTCCGCTGTTTTTCTCGGTGTTTTCCGTTCGATATCGTCATAACAGCACCGCAGAATGTTGTTCCATGACGTTACGGTTTCTTCTTCATTCCGCGCCGGCAGATTGAACCGTTTGGTCATCAACTCCGGAAGTTTGCTCGGAAGCTTCTGTGCTTCCAGATAATCTTTCATGATCTGCGTTTCCAAAATTGGCATATATTCCAGCGACGGATTGGCCTTGTGCCAGGCTTCCGGAAGATCTTTTTCTTCTTTCGCATCCAGCTTGCAGACGAACGGAAAATATCCGAGCGGATTTTCACCCGTCCTCAGAATCTCTTCTATCATCGTCAGAATTTCATCCAGCGGGCCATCCCTTACATATCCGTTTGTGGTGATGATAAATTCCCGCGGATGCTTTACTTTTCCAAGTGCGCTTTCGAACACATTGATCTGCTCGTAATTCTCGTAGGCGTGTATCTCATTCAAAATCAGGCATCCAGGCCGTTTTCCATCTTTTGTCTCTGCCCTGCTCGTGTTGTATTTCAACTCCGATCCGGTCTTGAGATTCGTGATCAGCTCTTTTGTGACGCTGAATTTTCCCTTGAACTTCTTTTTTTTGCATACGTTGTAAGCAACCTTGAAAGTTTCATTCGCCTGATCTTCTGCATTTGCCACGATTTCTATGTGATAATTTTCAACGCCGTACAATGGCGTCTGAAAGAAATTCGCTAGCGGTACGATAAATCCATCCTTTCCGTTTCCTCTTCCCATCATCACAATGAATTTTTGAAATAGCGGCATATCGTTCACGTACATAAACACGAACGCATAGATGAATTTCTGATACGGAAAAAGCGGGTAATAATTATTCTCGCAATACTGCAGACATTTTCTGTAGGTTTCTTCGTCAAAAAAAACATCGTCTCGCCTTAACGTCGGGAGTACGATGTTTTTGATCAGCAGCTGTCTTTCTTTGTTGATCCATTCCGGATGGGCTTTCGCGTAGGCAAGATAGTCGTCAATTTCTTTACAGGTAACCATCTGCCTCAGACTCATTCGAGATCTGGTCTCTCAGACCAAGATCACTCAAAATTTTTAACATAATTGCCGTGGTTTTCTGCAGATTCTGCACAGATTCATTCGTTTTTTCCACCTTAATTCCGTTTCCGTTCATGGCTTCATAACGGATTCCACGCTTTTTGATATCCTGGATCAGATCCTTTTTCAACTTCCAGTAATGCATATAATCTTCTACAAGATCTCCGTAAAAATCCGCTGTTTTTCCCTGTAATCTCAACTGCTCCAGCAGCGACTCCTTAACATCTTTCTGTGACATCTGCTCACCACCCTTCTGTTTTTTTCCACTTCACCCGAACCGGTTACCCCCACCCCTTTCACGCGAGAATCTGAAAAATCTGAACAGTCATGCCCCTTCCTACCCGTTCTTCCCTAGCCAAAAATCGCTGAGAATTACCCCGGGGGGATGGTCACCACTGCTCCGGCGCGATCACCCGGCGCTTCGGAACGAACTTCCGCTCGACATGTCGGCCGTGTCTCACATTATGGCACTGAGTACACAGGCTTACCAGGTTCTCTTCATCCAACGCAAGCTCCGGATGTTCTTTCAGCTCCATGATATGATGGACCTGTGTTGCCCTCCGGATCTTTGCTTCTGTCGCCGGCAGCCTTATGTCTTTATCTTTTGCTTCCTGCAGTCTCTTTCTGCAGTCCTGGCATTCATATTGATCCCGTCTCAGGATTGCCAGGCGCTTGTGTTTCCACTCTTCGGAATTGTAAAATTCCTTTGCTTCTTTGTCTGTCATATTTCCCCCCATAAGAAAATCCCCACATTTCTGCAGGGATTTTCTGTGACAAGGTGTGATCGATTTTTGAGCCGGAAGAGAAGCGGTTTTCCTTTTCCCGTTTCTCTTCTTTTACACTATATCACATACGCCGTGTATCATTCTATTTCATTTTGAAAT